GAAAAAAGGAAAAAAATTCTTATTCAGACGATTTTGAGATCTTTTGGAGAAAGTACCAAGCTATTAAAAAAAGAGCTTCTGGTCAAAACAAATCCAAAGCTTGGCAGTTCTATAAAAAAGCTATAAAGAAAAAATCTAGTGATTTGATCTTGGCTGCTCTTAATTCAGCTATTAAAGATCAGCGAACAGTGGAGAAAAACGGTGGCTATGCTGTTTGCTTTCCTAATTGTTTTCGCTGGTTAAGGGATGAGTCTTATGAGACTTTTATTGCTGTGGACAAGTCTGATACGATTAAAAAGAAAGCACCAGAACCTTGGGCAGTCGATGCCCCTGCTGGTCAACCATTTTAAATCCTTGCTTAATGGCTATTTATCACAAGCGGTCTGCTTTTGACCGTGACCTCACTTTTTACGCTCCTACTGCTAATTGTTACGCCTGTTACGACTCTGGGATTGTTTCTAATTCTGATGGGTTAGTCAATAATTATTTACCTGATTACGATAAAAACAACAAAGGCAACCGACAAGGTGGATGTGATTTAGCTTTGATTTGTCATTGTCAAGCTGCCTACTCAACAAGTTCACCAGATGGTAATGAAACTAAATCTGGTTTCAGAACAGGGCATGGAATTTATGCAACTGAGTCTCCTACTGGTAGTCTTCAATCTATAGGATCAGAATTAGACAAAGAAAGAACTAGAGAAATTCATTCAATTAGAAAAGAGAATTGGAAAAAGACAACTGAAGAAATGAATCAGATTAGAGTTGATATTGCTAAAGGAAAAAAAGTACCAACTCCTTGGTACATCGCTGAAGTAAAAGAACAATTAAAAACACTTCCAGATCTATTCTCTTTCCCTTCAGAAAAAAAAGCGAAAGAAGCTCTTGCCTCTATGTCTAAAAAAGATGCATAAAAATATATCTAAACGACAGCAACCTGTTATTGAAAATCTACAACACACTTTAGATCAAGCAAAATCTATTGCCGCTGCTATTTCTGATAATGCTATTGAAGAACAAATTCCAATCCCTGTTAATACGCTCATTTCACTCTCTGATGAACTTTTTCGCATTAGAGCTTATCTTGAGACAGCAAATGAAATCCCTACACCCCTTTCCAAAACCTTATGACCTCAATTAAAGATCTTAAAAGTGATCATAAAAATGCACGTAAACGTACTGATCGATCTGCAACTTTAATTGAAGAATCTTTAAAAAGATATGGTGCCGCTCGATCAATTGTTATTGATGAGGATAATCGTGTCTTAGCTGGTAATGGAACGATTGAAGGTGCTAAGGCAGCAGGACTTAAAAATGTAAGAGTTATTGAAACTGATGGTGATGAAATTATTGCTGTTAAACGAAAAGGCTTAACTGAAGAGCAAAAAGTTGGTTTAGCTCTTGCTGACAATAGATCAAGTGATTTATCAGATTGGGATGCTTCAATGATTCATCAGTTAGCTATTGAACATGACATCTCACCTTGGTTTGAACCAGAAGATTTAACAGAAATGATGGGAGATAGAGATGACCCTACAGTTCCTGATGATTTTAAAGAGGTTGATGAAGACTTAGAAACAGAACACCGTTGTCCTTCTTGTGGATATGAGTGGAGTGGTAAAGCAAATTAAAAAACCCCCGTATTCAGTCCCGTTAATGACTGAGATTGAAAATTTACCTTGGAATGGATTTAAGGTTGCTTCTACTTTTTCTGGCTGTGGTGGTTCCTGTCTTGGTTATCGAATGGCTGGTTACAAAGTTGTTTACGCTAATGAATTTATAGAATCTGCTCAACAAACTTATAAGGCTAATCATCCAAATAGTTTTTTGGATACTCGTGATATTAGAAAAATTACAGCAGAGGATGTATTAGAAAAACTTGATTTAAACTGTGGTGATCTTGATTTATTAGATGGATCACCTCCTTGTGCAGCATTTTCTACTGCTGGAAAAAGAGAAGCAGGATGGGGTAAAGAAAAAAAATATAGTGATACAACACAACGAGTTGATGATTTGTTTTATGAATATGCTCGTTTATTGAAAGGACTTCAACCTAAAGTTTTTGTTGCTGAGAATGTCGCTGGTTTAGTAAAAGGAACTGCAAAAGGTTATTTCAAAAGAATTTTAAGAACACTAAAAGAATGTGGATACAATGTTAAATGCAAAATTCTTGATGCTCAGTGGTTAGGTGTTCCACAGATGAGACAAAGAACAATTTTTATTGGTGTCAGAAATGACTTAAATCGTGACCCCTCTCATCCTTCACCTTTGCCTTATCAATATTCTGTAGGTGATGCATTATTAGATTTAGATGCTCCTATTGAAGCTCAGTTTTTAAATAAAAACACTGACACTTATAAATATTGGCAAGATTGTAAACCTGGTGAATCTCTTGGTGTCCCATATCAAAAACTTACTGGAAAAACAGGATTTTATACACACGTTAAACAATCACCTTTTCGTATAGCTAATACGATTTTGCAAGGTGCAAACCAGCTTTATCATTGGTCTGAACCTCGAACATTTTCAATTTCTGAATTAAAAAGGGTTGGGGGCTTTCCTGATGATTTCAAATTAGCTGGATCTTTTTCTCAGAAATGGGAAAGAATAGGACGGGCTGTACCACCAATAATGATGGCTTCTATTGCTAAAACTATTCATAGAGATATTCTCAGCAAAATATGAAGATTCCTTCAAATTGGACTTTTGAAACATCTTCTGTTGCTAAAGGTTTTGATCGACATGTTCGTGAACAACTTCCTTGGTATGAATTAGCGACTAACGCAATTACACACGTTGCAAGACATTACATTCCTGAAAATGGACTTGTTTATGATTTTGGTGCCGCAACAGGAAATATTGGTCGAGCTTTAAAACCTGTTCTTGAAAAAAGAAATGCAAAATTAATTGGCATTGAACCTTCTCAGTCAATGATTGATATTTATGATGCTCCTGGAGAAATTATTTGCTCAAAAGCAGAAGAAGTTGAACCAAAAGAATTTGATTTGGCAATCCTCTTTTTAGTTTTAATGTTTGTTGAACCTGCTAAACGAATTTCTTTAATGGATACACTAAGGAAAAATTGTAGACCTGGAGGTGCCATTATTGTTTTTGATAAATTAGAACCTGTTGGTGGATATGCTTCCACTGTTTTTTATCGTTTAACCCTTGCTGGAAAAAAAGCATCTGGCACTTCTGCTGATGAAATAATTGAAAAGGAATTAAGTTTATCTGGTGTACAACGTCCTATAACAGAAAAACAACTTGCTGGACCTTTTTTACAGTGGTTCAGATTTGGTGATTTCTCTGGCTACTTAATTGAGAAATAAATCTAATGGCAGCTAAAGAATCAACACAAGCTGAAATCGAGTTAAGAGTTGCTCGATTTGCTCGCATTATTGCTAATGGTGGCAGGCGGTCTGACTGTCTGCGATACGCTGCCGAGAACTGGGGGGTGTCACCAAGGACTGTAGATAGCTACTTAGGCAAGGCTAGGGAGCAAATTAAGAGTGATTGGGATATAGAGCGACCCCAGATGATCGCTGATCTTTTGAGTCAATGCAGCACCTTACAGATGGAAGCTAGAAGGGCAGGTCAATATCACATTGCTCTTGGTGCTATTAACACAGCAGCAAAATTAGCTTCCCTTTGCTCTTGACAATTCTTTTAACAGCTAAACAAGGTCACGTTTTATTCGCTGCAGATCGAGCAGATGATTTTAATGTTGAAAAGACTTTAGAGAAAATAAAAACAGATTTACATCCAGGTCAATTAGCTTTTGTAGAAGATGAGTCAACAGAAATAATTGGATTATCAGCAGGTTATGGAGCAGGAAAAACTAGAGCGTTATGTGCAAAGACAGTACATTTAGCAATATCAAATCAAGGTTTTATTGGTTGTGTAATGGAACCAACAGGACCATTAATTCGAGATATTTGGATGACTGATTTTGATAATTTTTTAGAAAATTATGAAATTCCTTATACATTCAGATCATCTCCTTTGCCTGAATATATTCTTCATTTACCTAATGGTGATACAAAAATTCTATGTCGATCTTTTGAAAACTGGTCAAGAATTATTGGTTTGAACTTGGCTTTCGTATTAACTGACGAAATTGACACAGTTACACCAACTATTGCTTCAAGAGCTTTTCCAAAAATTCTTGGTCGTTTACGGTCTGGGAATGTTCGGCAATTTGCAGCAGCTTCAACACCTGAAGGATTTCGCTGGATGTGGCAAACATTTGGCTCTGACGAAGCAAAGAAACGTCAAGATCGTAAGTTAATAAAAATGAAGACAACGGATAACCCACATTTACCTCATGACTTTATTGAACGGTTAGAGGCCAACTATGATCCGAGTCTCTTACAGGCATATTTAAACGGTGAGTTTTGTAACCTAACAACAGGGCAAGTTTATGATCGATTTAATAGAAAACTACACGTAACTGATAGGAGATTTGATTTTGATGAAGAGCCATTACGCATTGGAATTGACTTTAATATTTCCAACATGTCTGCTGTTATAGGGGTGCGTACTGGTGAAAAGCTAGTCATAATTGATGAAATTACAGGAGCACATGACACTGATGCTCTTGCTAAAGAAATTATTCGTAGATACCCAAATCGACGAATATTTGTTTATCCAGATTCTTCAGGGGGGAATCGTTCAACCAATGCAGCACAAACAGATATATCCATACTTGAAAGTTATGGATTCACAAATCAAAGCCCAAAAGCGAACCCGCCAGTTCGAGATCGAGTCTCGGCTGTCCAAGCTCTTTTGGAGAACGGACAAGGACAAATACGATTGGAGATTGCTTCCTGTTGCAGACGCTTAATTGAGTGTCTTGAATTACAGAGTTATACAGAAAAAGGTGATCCTGACAAAGAAGCAGGATATGATCACACTAATGATGCCTTAGGTTATTTAGTTTGGCGTGAATTTAATCCTTTATATGCAAGAGCAGGAAGAGGAACAGGTATTAGGCTGTATTAAGACTAAACTGTTTACATCGTGTTGAGGTTTCATCGTGTATAGCGGGTACAACTACTACAGTCGTGAAAAAGCAGGAACGGAAACTTTTGTAAATGATCCAAATGCAGCTTGGCAAATACAAGAGCCTCATTGGATTCTTATTGAAGATTTAATGGGTGGATCTTATGAGATGCGTAAAAAGCACAGAAGATATTTGCCGCAAGAGCCTAGAGAATTAGATGAAAGCTATGACAACAGAT